GTTGTTTCTTTGGTCTAGTCGGCATCGATATTTAAGTCGTTATTTTTTAGGTAATCTGAGAGAGTTTTGCACTTTGCGCACTTCTCATAATTTTCAAGGCTCTCAAAAAAGTCCTGAGCCTTTTTCAAGGTGAATGGCCAATCGGCCCGTTCTACGACGACATCTAATTTATCGCCAAGAACGACTATGTCTTTTATAAAAAGTCTAGCGGATTTTTGCTCAATAGCAGTTTCAATACCAAGTATTAGAGTATTAAAAATTCTGATTTTATCGTCAACTAAATCAAACTTCATTCGCGGTTTATGAATTTCCGTAAAAATATCCCAACATTCTCTTATACTCAGAAACTGAATCTGGATCTAATGCAGTTTTAACTTTAGGCTGCCCAACCGATGGTGTGGAGTTTAGTGCTCGCAGCTCGCCAAAATCAAAGCCTGTATCCAACGTCAAATATGCTTGATCTAGTATTTTTTCGTGAACTTCTTTCAAAAAAGCCGGATCTACTCTCTCCAATTCTTCGTTTGCAATTTCCCAAAAGTTAGGTGATTCAAAGAAGGCTGAGGTGTTTACGCAAGTTATTGCCAAGTCGTCATTACCGCTCTGGCTGCGATAAGTACCGTTAGTCGATTTACCGAATGAGCCCAGTTCATGGACTGTTCGGAATTCGTTCGGTAGAATTCGGTTTGTGCCAGAAATGTATTTGTAGCGCTCACAATACTTTGATTTGTTAGTTATAGTTAGCTTTAGTCCAGGTTTAAAACCTTTCATTGCTTCAGTATGCTTAGAATGAATTAACTGACCAGGCCAATATTGCTCGGTATTTGTGATTCGATCTAATACATATTCGCCTTTGTGGTTTAACTCAATCAAGAGTCTAACTTTATCTGGATTAAACACCGAATACGTTAATTTTTCAAGTGAATTACAGAACTCATTAATGTCCTTAGTATTGGTTCGAAGAGCCGCTACTTGAATGAGGCCAAATATGTCTGTTTCATCTTTCACAAAGTCCTTCACGCCCATTAACATTTTAATCGGTAATGTGGTGAATTTAAAGACATTTATTACTGAATAGTCTTTACCCACGCCGTCTGCTGTATCAACTGAAAAGATATAATAATTACCATCATTTCTAATATCATCTGGTGTGAGCTTTGCAAAGTTAGGATGTGCCATAAACTCATCAAACAACTCATTAACTGAGGGATCCTGGCACCATTCAGGTTGAACGTATTGGGTCCTTAGATTGAATATCTTTTTAAGATCCTTTGATGATAGCAATAACTTATCAGAAGAGAAGAATTGTAGACCATATTCCTGGTTAAAGTCTTCCTCTGAACCCAAGTTTGCAATTGTCATCTTCTTCCATTCATCATCTCTACCTGGTACTTGCCACCAGTCCACACGCAATGGCACATAAGCATTTTTGCCCTCAACTGCATCCATGTAAATTTCATAGAAACGGTTCATTCCGTTTGGTGTCGAGGTTATGATGACTTTTGAATTTGACATCGATGAAATAGTCGGATAGATCGCTCGATAAAAGAAATCTAAATATGCTGGATTGATGTGAGCAAACTCGTCAATATAGAGCAGGTGAATTGTAAAACCAATACCTGTATTTTTGGTGGTAGTTCTACCAATCAAACGACAGCCATTATCGAACTTCATTGACAAGACGTTATTTGATACACAGCCTGGCTTGAGGAAGAACGGCAAGTTTTCAAAAATTGATTTGATCTTATCGACAACCTCTTTTGTTGTTGATGCAACGTTAGCAACTGCCAACACGTTTTTATCTGCATGGAAAGTTAGGAACCAGGCAATGAATACTCCGGACATTACAGTTTTACCAATCTGACGAGATGCCATTAGGATATTGAATCGATTGGCCTTGAAAGAACCGATAATTTCTTCCTGATAGTCTCTTAGTTCAATAATGTCAATGCCATTTTCGGTCATGACTTGACAGTATTTGTTTGCAAAGTAGACTGGATCAGCCTTACACTTTGCAATTTCGTCCATCTCTTCAGGCGTGTACTCAAAAACGAGGTTAGCCTTTTTCCAAGCTGGATCGTTATCTTTAAATGGCGAGTTTTTGACAGTTTTAATGTCAATTAGTCCATTCTCAAAATCTTCCAATAGTTTATTAACCTTCTCTGAGGTCCAAATTGCATTTGACCCAGCGCCATCGTCCAAATTTGAGACTTTGGTTCTGGTTGAACCACCAGACGAAGTTATGAAATCTCTCATATTAAATCGTCGATGTCATCAGTAGACAAGGTCTCGTCCTCTTCGCTTTCAGCAGAGATTAAATTGTCGAGGCCTCTTTCCTGCATCACCTGTATCTTTTTAGCTGGGTGAGTTAGGTGTCGAACTTCATGCTCTTCTATTTCGAGCGGTTCGACGTCTATTGCTTTGACTAAATTTTTTGTGCCGGCTGTAACAAAGTATTCACCGGATTGGGCACGGCCATTGCCAAGTTGAGCAGTACCATTACCTTGAGTGCCGCCTTCTTTAAGTTCAACTTCCTGTTTTGCCTTTTTATATGTGTCTTCTAAGAAGAGCAGATAATTGGCTTGAGTTTTAACAACAGCTGATAACTTATCCTGTAATTGCCCAAAGACCTCAAACAGTCTTGGGTGAGTGTTACCCTGATTGATCTCTTCGGCAATCTTTTCAATTGCCATCTTAATCGTATTGAGTTGAAAAAAGATATTTGAGATATTGGCATTATCGAGTGCCTGCTTATGTTTGAAATACTCGTGGCGATCAATTACACCAAGATCAACATAGAATTTAAATAATGAGTCGGTTATTGACTTAGCTTGAGATTCAAACTTTGTATTCATCTCAGCAAAATCAATCGGCGGTGCCTGTTGAATTTCATGTAGCTGATCATCAACAATGTCTTCGTGAGCGGCGTTTGGATTGCCTGAATATGAGCTGAGTAAATCTTCTAATTCACTCTTGATTTGAGCCTTCTTTTCTTTAGAAAAAACTTGTCCTGCCATAAAATTAGTTTAAGCGATTTTCGTTCTTATCCAGAGCCGGATTTGCGAAAATCTTAATCTGCTTAACTGCTTCTATGTGTTCATAAATGAAACGTTCAAGTCGACTTAGAACTCCGTCAAGTACCGGCGTTGCGCCAAACATCTGGTTAGAAAGGGTCTTTTTTAAGATATTACCTTTATAGTAATAGCCTAGATGTAATCTTTTATCCTTTCTATTATACGCCGTCCAATATATTGAGTTTCTTATCATAGTAATTAATTTAAGTTATATGAAGTGATGCTTTTTCTAGGTACTCTCTTTTTGATTTGAATATTGAGAGCTCCAAGCTTGGTGTCAGATAGGCCTTCTGCATAAGTATTACCTTTGCTGTCAGACCAACCGCCACGAATAACTGGAAATTCATCCAGTCCAATAATAATATCGTTAAATTCATCTAATCCGATCGGCGAGGCAGTCGGATCCGCTTTGAGTGAAATTTCATTCTTTTCGCTAAGGATACTGATATTAACTGAATCAACTCCGTTAACTCCTTCGATTACCTTAATTAGATCGCTCTTTGGTACACGGTCCTGACGCTTAAGATCGATAAAGTATTTACCGAGTACGTCGACGATATCGGATTTAACAATTTCTGGTGCAATATCATCGAATGCAATGATACTTACAAATATCACATATTTTGAAATGGTTGGATCAACGATTTGAATATCTGTTGAAATCATCTTTGTACCTGACCGCTCAATGTATTTTAGGAGCTCGTTCTTTTGGAATTGACTTAACTTAAATTTAGAAGTCGGTAGGTTGAAGTAGTCTTCGCCGCTCTTGAATAGTTTGGCAACATTTGGTACCAAGAATAAATTGATCATACGGCTGTCCAGGATTGTGCCGTTTGCGTCTTGCGGCAGATAAACTTTAATCGTTGAAAACATCTGCATTTTTCTAAGCAGCACTTCATAGTTGTCAACGTTAACCAGTGCAAAGTTTTTGCTCGCTTTTGGTGCAATCAATTTAGTCAACTCAAGATTTTCGGGATCAACTCCAAAATTCGGAGGAGAAACTGTGAAAATATCAAAGTAGTCATTCATATTAATGTCTTCGCCGGTTGGTGCAAATGCTGTGTCCTGGAAAGTAAACTGAATTTGACTAGGATCGTCAACTTTAATGTTGCCTGAACTGCCATCAGTTGTTAAGTACTCAACGATAATTTCGGAACCAGCATCTGGAATTAGTCCAAAATTGCCATTGCCGAAATAGAGATCAACTCCGTTTGTAATACCAGTTCTGCACAGGAAGCCTTTACCATTTCTTGGAATATCTAGCAGCGATTCATATTTTGTCCACTTTTCTCCATTGACATAAATATTAATCATAAAGTTATCAATATAGAAGTTGTTGGGATAACCTAACTGAAACGAATCGAAGGCTTGACCCTTTGCGGTAAAAGTTTGACTCTCAATAATTCCCTGTCTTAAGCTAAACACATTTTCTCCAGTTTCGCCAGTTAAGGCTAATCTGATTTCGTCTTGTGGCAGCTCCATTACGTAGATTAAACCGTTTTGTGTACACTTTAATCTAAATAAGTTATTTAAGATTGCTTTTGATGCTGGCAATTCAGCGGCATTTAGATTTGGTTTTCTAACTACTCTAACTTGAGCAGTTGCACCAATTGCACGGCTTGGGTTGTGGCCGGCGATTGCGGCAAGCGAATAGATTGAGCTCGCTCTAGAAGCCTCATTTAAGTTTAATTCAGTAATCGCATCCTCAATGTAGTAGAAAATCAGTTGACTTAGGTTCTCAAATACAATCAGGAGCTGACCATATGGAGAAGCTGCAGTAAAAACTGATCTACTCTGTTTAAAACGATCTTGCAGAAACTGTAGAGTTTCTGATAGAATATCACGGATGTTAATTCGAAGACTTGTAAATAACTTGTAATTCGAATTTTGACTAGACAATTCTGCCATTAATGGGCTTCTTTTTGATTATTTATCAGCCAGCCTAAAAAGAATGCGAATAGGAAACCTACTATAAATAGATTTAGTATAATAGCTATTATATGGGGGTGCTTGGAATTGACGTGAGTTGTTCCGGTATGCTCGCACGCCGAGGATGATGCTAAGACTCGTAAAAACGTATCGAAACGATAAGTGGCAACACTTCTATTTGGGATGTAATCAACGGGTTCGTTGGTGCTCCTGCAACCGAGGTTGAGTACGCAGTAGCGGCCTAACCAAGGCGGGCCGATGGAAGCCTAGGAACAGAAGACCATCAAAAGGGAGTCGGCTCATCCTTAACTGGGCCAGCATGGTTGATCAGCTGACCTATAGTTGAATAGTTCGTCAGATTAGAATAATGTGACTAAGCGTGTGAATGAGGGCCTATCGAAAGGCTAAACGGACAGGGGTTCGACTCCCCTCACCTCCACTCCGACTGCGTTATGGCTATTTGCTATAACGCAGTCTTTTTTTAAACTAAACTATACCAGAATAGGGAGTATAACTTTAGTATGTTGGATGTATTTAGAAAATTGGGCGATCATTCAGTAGTTACAGATCTCGGAGATTATATTCGAGAGCAAATAGCTACGCACAAGGACGTAAAGATCTACGTTGGCTCAGATTCTCATAATACAATAACTGAAACTCGCCTTGCAACAGTTATCGTTATTCACTATGGCAATAATGGGGCGCATGTGCTCTATAATAAAAGTGCAATTCCAATCATTGTGGATCGCTTCACCAGACTGTGGCTTGAAGTAACTTCATCCGTTGATGCAGCTAAGTTTTTAAAGGAGGAGTGTAACATCAAGGTCAATTATGTCGATCTTGATCTTAATGACGATCCTCGATACAAGAGCAATTCAATTTTACGAGCCGCGCTCGGTTATACTGAAAGCATGGGTTTTAAAGCTCGCTGGAAACCATTTAGCCCATTCTCAGTTTCAATCGCCGATTCGATTTGTCGATAAATAGACTATATGAGGAATCTTAACACAGACGACATCTTTCTCCGAAATCTCGCGATTGCTGTCCTAGACTTACTAAACGGCGAAACTCAAATTGACCTGGCTCGTAATAACGTTGTACAGAGCTATGCCGTGCCATTTTTCTATAATTACGGTACAGATGAAGGCTTTCTAAAAGACTTTTATGTTGGACTACCGGATAATTGTCGAGTACCTGTTGCGGAAGGCACTTATGATATTGTGCCCAGAGGTATTGTGACACTAAGCTCTTTTCAGGTAAAGTCTGGAGATATTACAAATAAATTCGTTAGAGGTAACTTTGCAGAAGATGGAACTAATGCGGCTGGCGAAATCACGTATGAAGCCAAGAGTGCTCTACTCTATTCTCTACCACTACAGGTAAAATTTGATGTTAAAGTTATTGTTGATAATCTCAATAAGACCTTCAAAGTTGCAGAATCGCTAATGGACCTCAACTATTCAAATCGAGTGGTTTATTTCCAGTATAAAGGCGTCCGAATTCCTGCACAGATTCAATTTCCGGAAAGCGAGTCATTTGATAAGCAGTATAAATTCACGTATACTGACAACAATAAAATCAATTTGACACTGTCACTAAATATTGAGACCTACTTCCCAAGCTTCGAAAAGACCTCGACAAGGAATCGTGCTAACGTAATGGATAAGATATTAGTTGCACACAAAGATCCCAACGGAGGTGTCCTGAAGAGTGACTGGACTGATCAGAATACTTAACTAAAGTCCAAATCTAAATCAAAATTGTAGTATTGGAATGTTGCAGTAAACGTTTGAAACTGTGGCGTGTTTGAACTATAAGACAGTTTCATTTCACTAAGGCTGGTTAACATTGGGCGATTAAGCACGATTGATGCAACTGCGTAACCTTCGTTGTTTAGTAAAGTTAACCTAATAGGCTTAAAGAATGGGTGGTTTTGATTGACTACTGCTTTGGATTGTGCGATACCCAAGCTGTTTTGAGTATTTTCCTTGGTTACATTGAGTGGACTCAAATAGTTGAGAGAATTATCCAAAAAGATAAAGTAGTTTAGGAAGGCATCTGACAATTTAAAAGTCAAGGTCAAAGATCTTTCAAATTGATCTTCGATTGGCTTTGCACTCTGTCTTTCTTGAATTTTACCAAGCGGATTGACCTGTGTCAAGAGCGTGCTCTTAAAGCCAGGAAAATTAATCCCCTGAATTGTCGATGTCATAAAGTCATCAAGATTATCGTATGGTAGCAGTAGACTGCGATAGTATTTTTCATACTTCTTCTGCACAGCTTCATTAAAGAAGTCTGCTGGCAGTTGTACCATAAAGCCATTTTGTCGTGCGTTAAGTATCATATAAAGTTATCTATTTGCGAATCTCGTTTAACAAAAAATGCCAGCTAAGTGCTGGCATCTCTTGCGTGTATAGGTAGATTTAAGCTTCGATGAACTTAAATAGAGTTGCATAGTTATTCTCACTCTCAATGTTTGCTAGATCGCTAAGCTTGATCGGAGCATAACTAACCTCCTTTTCAACTGAGAGTAGTTCATTGAATTCTTGGTTGAATTCTAGAAACTTTGGATTTGGCTTGCGAATTTCAACTCCGCTCTCATCTTTCTCAACGATTGATGGTGCTAATGAGACTCCACCGTCGCCGTCTTCAGTTCCGTATTTTTTAATTAGCTCATCTCTTTGAGCATCAAGTAAAGCAACTTCTGCCTTAACTGTGTTTGCTAATTGAGTTAACCAATATTTTGCAACAAGAGATACCTTTTCGTCCAAGATACCAGTTGCGATCTTTTGGCCAGTTTGCTGATTAACGCGTCCGTTTAGGTCAACATCCAGATTGTAAAACTCAAATAACTTGATTTTTTGTGATTGCATATTACGTAAAAGCTTTATGGTCTTATACTAGATTTTTTGGAAAAAGTTTCAAAAAAAAAAAGACCCCAATTGGGGTCTTTTAGAATTTCATAGGTTTGGTAATTATTCACCAGGAGCTTCAGTCGTCGTAGTTGTCGTAGGCTCTTCGGCTGGCACTGGCGCAGCAGTTGTCGTTGTAGTCAATTCAGGTAGAGTCGTAGTTGGCTGAACCCAGTTGGTATCGCGAACAAAACCTTCTTTATCAAGAATTGCATCAATTAGAACCATATCATCGGTACCCCAATTTTCAAGCTCTTCAGCGGTTAAGTTAACTACTTTTGTTGTGAAGTATTCACCTTCTTCCTCATAAAGGTTAAATGTGCAAGATGCGTTCTTTGAAGCAAGATCGTAATGCATTAGGCGAATTCCTGCAAAAACAGCAGTTTTACCAAAACCAGTTACAGGTTGAATTCTAACTTTCATCATTTTGTGTATATCTTTTTAGTTATTTATCTATTAGCTTATACCGTATTTAGTACGGACAGTTTTATAATTTTGTAAAACTTCGGCTTGGGTTAGTGCCCTATTGTAGATCTTAGCTGTGCCAATCGAACCATTAAAGTGATAGTATACGTTGTTTGGATTGTTTCCGATTAGCATTGACATAGATGACCAAACATTAGTGCCTGACCAGGTTCCGCCATTTGATGAGGTTTGATTAAGTACACCATCTATGTAAATATTAACATTTGCTTCATCCCGAGTACAGACAATATGATGCCAATTATTGTCTAAGACATTCACGCCGCTGCTGTTTAACGCAAATAATAATACTTGTGAACCAGTGTCAGTGTTGTATGCATAGTACGAAATTTCTCC